AGCTTGGGTGCCGTTGCTACTTCAGCCATGTTAGTTCACCTGAACCGTCGGCGCGTAGGTCGGCGTGACGACGACCTCGTTGGCATCCAGGATGCCATTGGGCAGCATTTCGTCGACCTCCCTGTACGAGATCGTCATAGCGACCTCGTGGGTGTCGGACTTCTCATCCCCGGTACCGGTGCCAGCCTCGCCGCTGTACACCAACCCGTTGTAGTACTCGACCTGCAGCTTGACGTCGCTACAGCCTTGGTACATCGCCAGCGGAATGCGAAGGTCGCGGATGACGTTGATCTCGACCTCCGGGTTCGTCGGCACCCGCTTGACGTAACCGTGCGGGAGGGCCTCGTTGTTGAAACTGCACAGTCGCCATGTCGGCAGCGTGTCGGTCGCCAGCTTGTGGCTGATGGGCCCGTACACCTGATCCGTGTCGCAATCACGGAAGGTGATGAGGATGTTCTTAACGCCTACTTGATTTTCGCAAGTCATGGGGGTCTACTCCTTTCCGTGAGTTAGCAGTTGCTCATCATCACCGGCTTGGCGTTGACGATGATGTTCGAGATGCGGACCGGCGGCCGATAGACGAAATCGACCCAGAGCTTGCCCGGAATGCCTTGACACTTCGGCGCCCGCTGGAAGTCGGTCTCGACGTTGATGTCGTTGTCGATGTCCTCGAACTCCGAGAACAGGATACCGACCTGGCTCTTGGCCCAGGACCTCAGCTCGCCCTCGATCAGGCGGGGATTGGTGCCGAGCACTCCCTTCGGGATGGTCGTGTTCTTGGTGAACAGGCCGAGCCCGAGGGTGTAGGAGAGATGGATCGCCATCGCGTCTGCGGTGGCCGCGGCGAGGCGGCGAGCGTTGACGTTCCACCAAGTGCTGTTAAGGCGGCCTTCGTCGTCGTACAGGTTGTTGGTGATGTCGTGAGAGATGACCGGAGAGGTCATCGCCCCGGTGCCGCCGATCAGGGGAGTGGTGACGACGAAGGCGTTCTCGGTCAGTATCTTCTGCTCCTCGAACGTGAAGCACTGAAAGCAGGTCTCGGGCTGAAGCAGGCAAGCCAGAACCCCGTAGTGCGGTCCCTGGATGCTCAGCTCGGGATTGTCGACGGTCGCGCAGCAGGAGTGAGCGGCGTAGGCAGCCACCTTCAGCCAGCCGAGGCTCGGGTCGTCGCAGCAGTGAGCGATGCGGGAGACCTCCGCCGAGTTGGTGCCGGTCGCCAGGATTTGACCGAGCGTCCCGGAGTTGTAGGTGTAACCGTGACCGAAACACTGAGGCTTGTCGCAGGACCAGGCAGAAGCGATGTAGGCGATCATCGCGTCCTGCCACTTGATGTTGTCGTAGAGCATGCCGATGCAGCAATAGCAGCACTCGCCGAGGATGGCGTTGTAGTCCGGCGGAGTCACTGCGACGTTGGTGCCGACCTGCTGGACGTTGACCGTCATGGTAAGGGGAGGACCCCCGGGTTCGCTGATCGGAGCGTAGTTGCGGCGCCCGTGCCAGTTGTACTGGATGTTGGCGCAGTTGCCGACGGTGCCGGCGTTCTTGGCCGTCAGGCGGATGGTGTTGCCGGTGCCGGACGCGGCATCGCCAACGCTAATGTCGAACGGGAAACCAATTAGCGATTGCATTTCCAGTGCGACAGCGGCAGCGATCTCATCGTCCTTGGTCTCGGCGACGATATGGGTCGAGGTATTCCAGCGACCGTCGCCGATAAAAATGTCGATGCGGCCATCGGTAAAGGCGTTCTGCTCAAACACTATATCGTAGATCGCCTTGGTGGCTCCGCCGACGGTGGCGTCCTTCCAGGGCAGGGCGTAGAACTCGAGAGCCATGTTCGGGCAGCAATCGAAGGCGGTCTTCATGCCCTCGCTGATGACCGAGCCCTCGCCGAACAACACGTCGATGCCGCGAAGGTTAGGAATTTTAATGAGCTCGCCGTCCACCGCGAGGGCGGAGTCGAGCATCTGGCCTTCGATCAGAACGCGGCACTTGTTCGGGTAGGCGTTCATCGAGGGGTCGAAGCAAATCCGGATAGCGCCGGACCGCAGGCTGTCAATGGACATTAGTTGGTCTCCTTCTTCGGTGCGGCGGTTGCCGGGGTGACGGGGTTCGGTGCCATCGGAGCGGGCCTCCGCTGGTCAGGGGACTTGGCAGCGGGAGCGGCCTGGACCTCGACGTCCTCCCAGACGTCGACCAGACGACGCATGCCGCTGGTCTCCGATACCGGGATGAACTTGTCGTGCGGGATAGGCTTGCCGTTGTAGAAGGCCACGCGACCTTCCTTCGTCTTCACGTAGATGGTCGCCATTGGTTATCTCCTATGGGCAGGGGTTGACTTCTTCGCACTCGTCATCGACAACGCACGCCTTCGGCGTGCAGATGTTGATGCTAATCCTCGGCATCACCTCGCCGAAGTGGTTGACTTTCGCCTTCCAGTTCTGGGTGGCGGTGAAGGAGAACGTCAGGGTGACCGCCAGGGCGTCGGCGACGATGGTCATGCCGCGATAGGCGATCAGCTCGCAGGTCTCGTTGTTCCACTGAACGATGTTCGTCAGCAGCGTGTCCCGAAGGTCCTCGTAGTCGTAGTAGGTCCAAAACGGCGTCACGCTATCGTCCATCTTGGTAATGCGAATCGGAGGCATCCAGAACTCTATCCTGAACAGGTCGACGATCTCGAACTCACTGGCCTGATTGTAGATCGGCGGATCGGCGGTAGAGCGATCGAAGGCCAGCATGCAGAGCGGCAGACGGGGCACGTTCTCCTTGGTGATCGCCGAGTCGGCGACGGCGAAGGACCTGCCCTTGACCTCCGGCACCCACTCGCCGACGGCCTCCGCCAGTCGCGGCAGGAAGCGGGTCTCGATCGGGGTCTTTACCCTCTGGTCCACTCGACCCAATTCCTGAGCTGAACTCTCCTCATCGACTCCTTCAAGGCGTCGTCGCTCATCTTGCGCCGAGCCATCTTGGAGGTGCCTTGACGGAGGTAAATGCTGTAGTGCATGTTCGAACCGACGGTGACGCTAGTCTCTCCTCGGACCTCGGAGCGGACGCTCCCCTTCAACTTACCTGTCCGGACGGCAGGATACTGACCAGGCGTGGAGGCCGGGGGATAGTTGCCCATGCCTCCGGTGAAGGTGCTCTCCGCCGCGTTGCCGATGTCCCGCAGCCAATTCCTGACGGCGTTCTTCCGCTTCTGGGCGTGGAATTGACCCCACGGATCGAACTGAAGGGTGATGCTCACAGGTCGATCTTCCTCGGCTGGGGGACCAGGGTATGCTGAACCGGCGTCACCGCTTCGTCGCTCTTCTGAATGAGGTGAGTGTGCATAGACAGCCAATTGCCCTCTTCCGAGTAGCCAAGTATCTTGTACCAGCGAGGCGGAGACTTCCTCCTCTCCTCGTAGACCCAGGCCGAGGAGGAGACCTCGATCGCCAGTCCGTTTCTCACGGTAATGATGTGAGTGGTCCTCTCCCGGCTCTCGAGAATGGCGTAGCCGATCGGGGAGATGAACGACGGGTTGTAGTATTGGTGCTCGATCATCGCCCAGCACCGGACTATCGGGTAACGCTTCAACTCCATCGTCGCCCCGTTGACTACCTCCTCCCGCATCGAGCAGAGTTCGATGCGGTGCTTGAGGTCGCACGTCATGGTGGCGAGAGTGACCATCAGATCGCTTCCGGGTCGAACTGTCTCCAGGTCTCGAGAGCACCAGAGATCATGGGGACGTTGTTGGAGCCGATGATGCCGCCTGCTCCGCCACCGCTGGTAGATATAGCTCCGCGCTGTCCCATCAACTCGTCGCCTGGATGTTCTACCACCCAAGCCAGATACTGAAGGCAACCGAAGACGATCCCGGCGGGGACCTCGTCAGGGGATTTGAAGCCGGCCAGGTATGAGGCCATCATGCCGCCGTTCAAATTCCAGGTGCTGCACGGATCGCAACAGTTCGACACGTCGTAGTAGTCAGAGCGGATCGGGACTTGAATGGTCCTGGTCCCGGTTGGAACACGAAACATCTTGTTGTCGTTCGGGCTGTTGCCGCCGTAGAGGTAGACGATGCCGTTGGCTACCGGGTACTGGAGCCGGTGCCTGTAGGTGACCTTGCCTGGACGCGGGTGCCTGGGGCCGGCGATCGACTCGGTGACTGTCTTCTGACAGGAGAGCATCAGTCCCGAATAGAATTCGGCCGCCTCCACCGCCGCCTGGCGATAGAGCCGAAGCTGATCGTCGGTGACGCCCGGAACGTCGTCGGTCTTAGTGTGGTTACGGATCATGTCGAGAGACAGACGGGCATCCCAATCCAGCTTCGTCACCTGATCGGGGAGGGGAGGACGGTAGTCCCTCTCGTAGCTGTCCTCTCCCCTGTGAGAGGTTCTCAGCACTGGGCAACCCCGATGTCGAAGCAGTCGGTTCTGGTGTAGCACTGGCAGTCGCAGTCCAGGGCTCCCTGGAGAATGGTCAATCGCCAAATCTCGCAGAGCTGCGCCGCCGGGCTGAGGGTAACCGCGAAGCTGATGGAGTAGTTATTCCTGTTGACGGTGGCTGGACCGACGGAGATCGTAGGCTGCGGGACCATCGTGCCGGCGTCGATGCCGACCGCGATCATGACCTCGAAGATGAAGGGAGCATTCTTGCCGTCGGAGGCCGAGCAGTAGAACCGCTCCTCGCCGAACCAGTTCTGGGCGGGGGTATACTCGAACAGGCCATTGTCCTGAAGGATGATCTTACCGTGCTTCGGAGCATAGAGTGGAAGGATTTTGAAAGCGACTGGATCGCCGTCGACATCCGTGACCTTCGTCTTCATGTCGGCGATCAGCTTGACATTAGTCCCGGTATCGAAGCGGGCCATGCCGTCGGCGGCGGAGATGGCAGGGGGGAGGTTGTTAGATGGAAGGGGAGTAATGCAGGTGGACATCGGCTCGATCGAAAATGAAGGCGGGCAGTGAAGCCAGCCGATCGGCATCGCCCAGGTCACGTAGTTGCCGGTGACCTTGTTGATGGTCCCGGGCTTGAAGGCCATCTTCTCGCAGCAGCAGGTGACGCACCCGGCTTGAGAGGGATGAGACTCAACGGTAAAATGATACATCGAAAAATCTCCACAAGGAGGGGCGCTTCGGCGGCTTGGGTTTGATCTTCGGGTCGCGCATGACGACGCACTTTCCGTCAGCCTCGTCGGCCAAGGCCTTCTGACGGTACCACTCGAAGGAGTACGGCTTCGGCGGTTCGTCGTCGTCGGTCAAGACAGTCGCCCCATCTGGCCGTAGTTGGTCTGGTTCTTGCAGCTCTGCCAACCGTTGACGTTGACGCACGACGGCCGGCCGGCTGGAAGCGGCTGCCTGGTCAGGGGAGGCGGCGGCTTCCTCTCGGCGTAGCCGGTCTGCACGACGATGACTTGGGAGCCGGAGCGCATGGCGCTTCGAACCATGTTCTTGGTCTTCTTGCCGCCGGAGGTCGAGTAACCTTCTCCCCTCGGGGAGACGCTGCTGGAAGAAGCGATCGACGAGTTGCCGGCTCTCGCTGGCCCGCAACTTCCGAGGCGACCTGAATTGAACGGCATTTGTTTTCCTCGTAAGTCCCGAGGAGGAGGGGGCTCCTCCTCGGGGTCGCTACAGTGCCCGATGAACGGGGGTGGTGTTTACGGGCACTGATAACAGGGCGGAGTTGCCAGCGTGATCGGCGGGTTGGAGCCGCAGCGGCTGACGCAGATTACCTTGATCATGGCGTTGGTCCTTTCTCTTTCTTCGGTTTCGGAGGAGGCTCCTCCTCCTTCTTCTCGGGCTCGATCGCCCGAACTTCTTCGTCAGTCATGGCTCGAGCGTACTTTCGATCGACCAGGAACTTGGCGATGTTCTCCGGGATGACGGCGTTCATCGTCTCCTTCCGCCACTCGATCCTTAACGGCGGTTCGCCGTGCCCGACCATGTGAAAGTCGAACCACTGTGAGTCGTCGCCCTCGCCGCTCTTGAGAAGCATAACCACCGGCGTGCTCAATTGGTCCATGACAGAATTCCACTCAATCGCCGGGAAATCTTCTTGGGCCACGGCAGATACGGGCAAATCTTCCTCTTCAGGGTGATCTTGGCCCTCGGGTCGTCGGCGGCGTCTACCTCCTGCATGATGCAGAGGAAGCCGTCGATGTCGGCGACAAAGGTCAGCTGGTCTTCTCGCTTCTTCTCGGTCAGTCGCATAGTCAGGGGCGTCATCATCCTCGGATGATCCTCGCCGGCCATCCGCATCTTGTCGGCGGCATGGTAGACGTAAGGGCTGAACTCGACGTCGCCTTCCTTGGCGAAGACGAACAACCTCCCCAGGCGTTGACCTGGGGAGAGAGCCCCGGCGAAGAGGACTTCGTCGCCGGGGCCAACTCGCAGAGCCTTGGAGGCTCTTACTCTCACTTCGGACCGGAGAGAGTGGCGACGACGTAGGCGTTGGAGGTGTCGCCAGAGATGCCGAGGATTTGAACGTAGGCATCGGGGCGACAGGGGATCGTCGCCTTACAGACGTTGCCCTTCGGAGTACCCGCAGGCAGGGTGATCCGCGACTCGGCGACGGAAGAGGGTTCGTCGCAGCGGGGCACCGTCGGCACCGGGTAGAAGGCGCCGGCGATGCACGGATCGACCGCGTCAGGGGGCGCGGCCTGGACCTCGAACACGGTGTCGGTGGCGATGTCGTTCACCACCTCGAACGTGAAGGAGAAGTTGACGTGATGGCGAATGTCGATCGGACGGGCCGCGGAGCCGGTCCAGGCGAGAACGCCCTCGTGTTGCGTGGCAGTATTGAGGTTCATAGTCGTAGTCCTTTCTGAAGACGGTTACGGGCCGACGTGGAGGACGCGGGCTGCTGGGCAGCAGCCGACGAAGCCGCCGTCTTCAGCGCCGAAGACGTACTGAACGCACCAGGCGGTTGAGCCGCCCTCCCACTGCTCCATCCAGAGGCCGCGCTTGTTGACGGCGTAGTACGCCGCGTTCCAATTGCCGACCGCAGTGATGAAGGCTCCGGTGATGAAGGGGTTCGTCAGGGAGCCGCGGGTGAGGTTCTCGGTCGGGTCAGGCAGACAGTTGGAAATCCGGATGTTCTCCCGAACGTCGTTCGGCGAGTAGGTCATCAGGCCGTCGCCGAAGAGGAACCTGCCGACGCCGTCGACCTTCGCCGCCAGATAGGCGAAGGTGTTCTGGTGCATCACCGCGGTGACCGGGCCGTACTCCACCGGGTGAGAGGCGTAGAAGAGCCGGAAGTCGATGTGGTCGAAGCCAGGAGAAGTGGCCGTAGGCCCAGGGGTGTGGATTTTAGTGAAGCAGTTGGCGGTAACCCAGCCCTCCGGCTCGTTGATCCCGTCGCCGACCATCAAGGCACGGTTGCGGTTGATCCTATACGACCTGGCGATGCTCTGGTTCATGAACGAGAGCAGGTCGTAGTTGGCTTCCGCCAGCGTCTTCCTGTGAAGACAGAAGACGCCGCGATAGTCGTAGGTGTTGCCGTTCTTGAAGGTGATGTTACCTTCGGGACCGTATTCGGCGTCGCACTTGGCATCGCAGTCGTACTTGCCGATT